TGAACAACTAATGGCTACACTAGGCACACAGACAATTAGCACAAGCTACACCCAACTCCTAAAGACGTTTGGTAGCAACATTGTCGACGCAACCATGCGAGCCATTTCCAGTGGCGACGAGGCTGGAGTCTCGGCCCTACAGATATCTACGACCGGGGTAAAGAGCACCGGGTCGCTTGCGGTGGATGGGGTTGCCACGGTTGGCACCCTAGAGATTGGGGCTACTGGTCCGAATATAACTAAGGTGTCGTATGCTACGGCATCCTTTGGCTCCGCTGTTGTTGCGGCGCACAATACGGCAGACACGACAAACGGAACATTCTTGCTCACCGGAGCCGAGTTGGGGGACATAGTTATCGGATCAATCAATTCGCTCGGATCGACAACAGGGACAACACAGATCGAAACCAGCTTTTTCCCGGTGGCGTCAAATGTTGTAAGATATGTCGTCAACAGCAAGGGGGCTACTGCCGGGACAATTCCCGCAGGGACAATCTTCGCAACCGCAATGAGGTTTACAACTTAATATGGCAAACATACTAGATCGCAATACTGATTTCCTAACCAACGGCACGGTTACGTCTGCTGGCCTGCACAACCTTATTGACGATACAAATATTTATGCCGGGCTAATTTCAACCCAAGCAGAAAAGACAACCGTCGGTACGGCAGATCTTATACTTGTCGCAGACTCGTCATCAATAGGGAGTCCCCAAATAGCTGCGAACCGAACAACGGTTTACAACCTTTTTGACGACGCTTTGACCAGCGGCACATATGCTAGCCTAAACCTATCTGGTGCGTTGACCTACGGCACTGCTACTGGCAATCGAACAATCAGCACCAGCGCGACAATTACGACTGGAACGATTCCTAATCTTACCGCTGGTACAACCACCTCGACTGCGGCCACGATTACCAGCGGAACGATTACTAACCTAGCCAGCACTACTGGAACGATTGCTACGTTGAATAGCACTACTGGAACGATCACCAATCTTTCCACCACGCTTGCTGGGGACCTTACGATTAGCCAGGGAACAGGAACGCTTGGAACATCTGGCGTTACTTCTGGAACCTATGGGGGGACAGCATCTATTCCAGTTCTTGCTATTGATGCCAAAGGGCGAGTAACAACTGCCAGCACATCTGCGATTACTTCAAATACAGGATTCCGCAACCGAATCATCAATGGGGATATGCGGATTGACCAGCGGAATGCTGGGGCGAGTCAGACCTTTACCGCTGCGGCTGCCTTGGCCTACTCGGTAGATCGTTTCTACGGATATTGCACAGGCGCAAATGCAACTGGAGCAAGGGTAGCTGGCACAGCACCAAACGAGTTTGCTTATCGGTTTACTGGCGCGGCATCTGTTACAGCCATTGGATTTGGAACAAGACTTGAGGCAACCAATACAACTGATCTTGCTGGGTCGACTGCAACTCTTTCAGTCCAACTTGCCAATAGCTTGCTGACCACAGTTACTTGGACTGCGTTTTACGCAACAACTGCTGATGCTTTTGGCACACTAGCCAGCCCAACCCGCACTCAAATAGCTACTGGAACATTTACTGTTACATCTAGCCTTGCAACTTACAGCGCACAAATTTCGATTCCATCAGCCGCTACCACTGGGATTGAAATTGTGTTTACTGTTGGAGCGCAAACCAGCGGAACTTGGACGATTGATAATGTCCAACTCGAAGCAGGCTCAACCGCAACCGACTTTGAGCGCAGGCCGATTGGGACAGAGTTGGCCTTGTGTCAGAGGTATTTCAATAGGTATGGAGGATTGGCAACATCTGGATACGCAGGCATTGCATCTGGTGTTGTTTCAGCTGCAACAGCAGCAGAATTTATCACATTCCTTCCAGTTGCAATGCGATCTTCTCCAACTATTTCATTTTCTGGAACAATAAGGATATATGACGGAAGCACCAGAACGTTAACATCAATAGCCGCCACTTACGATTCCAGCCAAAAAACTGCTGTTTATTTTGGGGTAGGAGCAAGCGGCGGAGGACTTACCACTGGAAGGGGCGCAATTTTAATAACAGATGATGCCTCAACAAACATTCTGAACTTTAATTCCGAGTTGTAATATGTATAAAATATCAAAATCAAATATATTTGCAGGCGCGTATTCAGTTATTCGCATTTCCGATATGGCTTGCATACCAGTAGATCCAGTCAACATGGACTACCAAGCCTACCTAAAATGGCTGGCCGAAGGCAACACTCCGCTTCCCGCTGACCAAGAGTAGCAAATGACCCTAACTGAAATCGCCCAATATGCAGGCGAGAAGATCGGAAAGACCGATGCCGATACGCTTACCTTCTTGCAAAAGTCGGCCAGCTTAAATTATAAGCGGGTATGGAACTTCGCGCCCTGGCGCGAAAGCGTGACAAGCTCCACATATTCAGTCTCAACGTCCACTAGGACAATCACGCTCGGATCTTTGGTTGAGAATCCTCTCTCCATAGCATTCGGGGATAGTGAGCTCATGGCTGTTGATTTGCAGACAATCATAAGCCAGGATGCGGATCTACTCGACGACAACAGAACCGGGACTCCGACTCAGTATTATTTTAAGGGGAGGAACACGTCGGGAACAGCAGAGGTTGATCTTTATCCACTCCTAAATACGACAAGCACAACCGTACTCAAGGTGATTGAGAAAACGCAATGCGCAACTAGGTCAAATTACATTGTCGACTTTCCTCCGTCTTCCAACGCAATTGGAGATGAGCTAAAGTTGCCACACGTTCAGCACGTTGTTCTGGCACTGACTCACGCCGACGCGCTGGAAAGGGAGAGGCAGTACGCAAAGGCTCAGGCTGTGGTGGCAACAGCGAATGCTGACCTATCTGCCATGGCTCAGTACGAAATGAGCCAGGTCGGAGGAGTTAAAGCAATTACCCCATCTAGCCTTGGGGAATACAGCATCACAGACATAGGGGTTTAGTCCGTGCCATATTTCCAGGACAATTTAGACGAAGTCTTGTCCTTTGACGGAATTCGCAACTTTACCGGGGGCCAGGCTAGCGGATTGCAATCTGATCTGTTGGGTGAAAATCAAGTACAACAGTTGTACAACATGACCCTTTCCCCAAAGGGCAATCTTGAGACCAGGGTCGGGACTGCAAGTTTTGCCACCGGAGCAACTAGTGGAACAGGATCTATCGGTGGGATGCGGTACTACGAAACAGGATCGACGTCGCAATTGCTTGCTGTGACAAGCGGAAGATTCTATAGCATCAATTCAAGTGGTAGCGCGACAATACACCCTGCAGATTTAACATGGACCGCGACCACAAGTTCGTTTGTAGCGAATACACAAAAATGGGCTAGCGGATATTCTATTGGTTCTGCCGTTGAAGTTGGCATGGCACAATTTAACAATAAGATGTACCTGGCGGACGCCGACGCAGATCTTCATTATTGGGACGGAGATATTGTGGTAAGGCAGGCCGGGAAGGTGCGCGCAATCACAGTAAGTAGCGCTGGGACAGGATACACAAGTGCGACGGCTATTGTCACAGGACCACAGTGGGGAGGACAATTCCCCACGCTTATTACTCAAGTTGCCGGAGGGGCTGTCACAAAGGTAACCGTAGTTGACGGAGGTTCTGGATATTCCGCAGCCCCAACGGTGACAATTATTGGGGACGGATCTGGGGCGACGGCGACGGCAACCGTTAGTCCGCCACCTCAAAATTTGAGGCTTTTGATCAATACAGAAAACAGGCTTTTTGCGGTTGGGTCTGGAGACACAAGGAACACGCTTTATGCTTCTGACATCCTAGACCCATCCGTGTGGGATACAACAAACAGCATCGTCGTGAACGGAGACGACGGAGACCAGATCACGGCAATCGTCCCATACTATAAAAACAGAATTATCGTATTCAAGAAGCGCAGAGTTTTCCAGGTCGACATTCCGTCCGACGCGAAAACGGCAGCGGATTGGGTCGTATCAATCATTTCAAATAATACCGGGTGCGTTGCGGCTGGAACAGCGGTGCAAGTGAGTAGCGATATCTTGTTTTTGTCTGACAACGGAATTCGGTCGCTAGTCCGCTCAGTTGCCGACGATTTCAGTTCGGTTGGTGTGCCAATTTCAGAAATTGTTAAAGATGTCATTCAAAGCATAAACACCGACTTGATCAGAATTTCGACAGCAATTTATTATGACAACAGATATTTTCTGTCAGTTCCAACAGGATCAAACAACTTCAACGACACTCTCATAGTTTACAACACGGTGTTAAATGCATTTGAGGGCACCTGGAGCCCACAAATCATGCAGTTTGCTCTTACAAACTTTGACCAAGCAGGGACCAGGGCAATGTTCAAAAAGTTGAACGGAGTTATTGAGCGCTATGCTGGATACAAGTCTCCGGCTGGGACAGTCTCGGCAGACTACCAGGACGCTGGAACTAACTACGAATCCTACGTTCGGACCAAGGATTTTAATTTTGGCGACGCATTTGCGTTAAAGTACGGATCGCATTTCGAGGTAATTTTTGATGACTCGTTCTCAAGTAGTGCCAATATCTTTATTCAGAGAGATGTAGATACTGGCGACATTAGCGTTCAGTCGGGGTTAAACATTGCAAGCTCAGTTTTGACGCTTCCATTTGTGCTCCCGGCTGTGCTTCCTGTTTCCTTGAAAAAGCGTATTGCCAGCGATCTACGCAAGTACGAGAAGTGGCGCTTGTTGAATATCAAGATTTCAAGCACGGCCAACAAGATGGCAATTCGTCAAATTGTGGCGGCCGCCAATCCGGACACGATTGAGATACAGAAGGTAATATGACAGTTATAGAGTACATCGAGACTTCTGGGGTTCCGGAGGGCATGTGGCACAACCTAACTGGTTGGTTTAATTGGTTTGAGAGGCAGGGCCTTGTGGGTATTGTGAAAGATTCTGAGGGCATAGCCGGGGTTGCCCTGGCTAGGTGCCTAAACGAAGGGGAGGAGCCGACCCACTACGTGCACCATGAAGACGGAGACAATGTCTTTGTAGACTTGACGATATCATCAAAGGGTGCTATCTCCTTGAGGTGCCTTTTGTTGCTCCTGTTGGAGCGTTTCGGCATCCGAAAGCGCATTACGTTTAATCGTTCCGGGAAATATAGGAGTTATGATTATATGAGATTCATGAAAAAGGCTATGGCTTAATATGGGAGGATCACCATCTATTCCCGCACCGCCTCCGCCGCCCAATCCTGTTGAGGCAGCGAAAGCAAATGATCTTTACTATAGGTCATCTATTGAGACTTATATTGCGAACCAGCCAGATATTGCAAAACTTGAACAAAATTTGCGTGAAAAATATATGCCTCGCCAGCGCGAATTAGAACGTCAAATGTCAGCATTGGATTTGCAAAGATCAGCCCAATCGGCACTACAAGTTGAGCGCGAACTCGGACCACAACGCTCACTTGAGGCTATGCGCCGTCAGTTTGAGACTGCTCCAGAAGCATTCGCAACTCAGCGTGGTTTGGGACAGCAAGCGTCACTTCAGTTTGCAAGACTTTATGGTCAAAACCCTCTGGGAGCCGTGCCACAAGAAGTCCAGCAGTCTGCTGGTCTTAAACCGTTTGATTATCTTACTGGGCTTCCAAGAACGGAAATAAGCTAATATGGCAAAAACAGCCAAGCAGATTGCAGAAGAGGCGGCGGCCAAAGCAAAAAAAGAAGCCGAAAGGCCAAGAATTACGAGGCCAAAAACTGAGCCATCCAATTTTGCTCAAGCCGCAAATAATTATGCAAGCGCATTATCTCAAATTCAGTCTACCAGACCAGATAAAATCAATTCAAAAGATTATGCATCATTGCAAGCTCTTTCCAAGCAATTGCGTGATTTTGACTCAAAGGATTTAAGCGCAAATGCAAAACAAATTATTGCAAGCTCGCAAGAATCAATCAATGCAATTGACGAGATAAGAAATCAGAAACGGAAAGTTTTAATACAATCGATGCGGCCTGGCAATGTTCCGCCTGGACCCCAAAGACAAAGCGAGCAAGGGAAGTTATCTGTAGAGGAAGATAAGCTGGAAAGGCTTATAGCTACGACAAGACAAGCAACACCTAAGTATATTGAATCATTTTCAAGATTCGGATTATCAGATGTAGTGCAAGGAATTGGTGCAACAGCACCTGCGGTCGGAAGGGTTACAACTGGTTTAGAGGCTTTGCGTGGTGACAATGTTTTCCAAACTGGAGGATTGGCCAGTAGGTTAAACATTCAGGTTACGGATGAACAAATTCTAAACGATATAAATACTGCCAGAAGGAACCAGTATAAAAGTCTATCTGACATTGGAACGGCGGCAATAATCGATCTCAATAGCCAACTCACTCAAGCAAATCAATTTTTAGCCGACCTTCCCGCTGGGGACAGGCGCAGGATTGATACCCAGAAAGCAATTGACAGCATATCAACTCAGCTTGCTACAGTGCAAAAAGATACTCTTGAGGCTCAGAGGCTTTATGAAGGTTATCAGCCAATCAGCGGACAGGCCGCAACTTCCGCTTTATCTAAATTCAGAGAATCACTCCGTCTTCCAGAGGAAAGAACATTAAATCAAATTGAACAAATTGATCCCACAATTGGTGCGACTGTTCGCGAGCTTGCCAAGCAGTACCAGACGATTGCCGAGACTCCTCTTGGTCCAACTACTACCGCACAGACTGAAGAACTTCGCAATACCATTGAGCAGGAAGCATTAAATCAGCTTCGTCTTGGATCTACGCTTGGTGCTGAAGAACGGCGTGG